TTATTTGCTGCTTTTATGATTATAAACGATTCGGCTCGTATGTACACGTCTAACAGATCCCAATACAATGAATAAGCGTTTTATCTCATCTAAATGTATATCAAATGGTTCGTGAACAAGCCTACCCCTATCGCTACCATCGTCCCATTTTTCAGTATTAGCAGAGGCAACAAGGACATGATGTTTATCCTGTCCGCGTTGCAGTCTTTTCAACATACGATAATCATCAGTTTCAAACACATAATCCTCTCCATAAACGATCAGCCCCTTACTTACTTCTTTTATGGCGACAATACTACCCGAATGATATTCGGGGTACATACTATCACCATGGACTCGCATAGCTGCTGTTGCATCTCTGAACCAGTCGCCAGCATCAATATATTCAGATGGGAGTAAAACCGGCGCCATGTCAACCGTTGACTTCCCTGCTGTTGCAATGGTATCATAAAGTGGTATCAGGTGGCTTTCCTTTTCTATAGTAGGTAACACCTCACTTGTTTTGTCTGATTTTAACATATTTCCATAGCCTGTAAGCAGCCACACTGGATCAATATCTAAACAATTGTCTAATATTTTATTAAAAACATTCTCTCCAATATCAGCCTTCCTCTTTAGTTGAGTGCCAATATAGCCGTTAGAAAGATCAATAAGTTTTTCAAATTGACTATTATTAAAACCCTTGTAATCAATGTATTCCTTTATTCTTTCAATCGCCTTCATTAGAAATATTAAAAAATTGTCTAAAATTATTTGCTATTGTTAAACAATAGTCTATATATTTGTTCTGTAATAAGAACAGTTTGAGCAATGAACAAAACTAGGAAAAAAAAACACAACTACAATGACACAGTCATCGAAGAGTTGAAAGGTAAATATGGATACACAAAGAACTACATTATCATGTCTATCCGTGGAGATCGTAAAGGGACCATACCTACCCGCATTCAGGACGAATACAACCAATTGGACCGCGCATCTAAGGCAGTTATCCAACAGAAAGTAAACGAAATATAATCATTTAAGCCATGAACGAATTATCACCATACGAATACTGCAACGGCAAAGTCGGCGTACGGCTCAGCTTTATTGTGAGCGACGATGATCGTCGACACAATGATAGTATAGGTATCCTGTCTTATGGTGCCTATAAAAAACGTGCGATGCGAGACGAAGGCTTCCGTTTGCGTAAGGGGCTCGGCCGTGGCAATGATGTACTGGTTACATTTTCAAAACTCTCCTATCTGGAACAGCAACTGGTTATAAAATCGTTCGGAGATCCGGATGAGGTAACGCCAAAGTATCAATTCAAGTCTTTTATTCAGCCGGACGATAAGGCCCTTGTTTTCTACAGTGCGCATAAATTAAAAGACGGCCGCCGCTTGAAGTCAAAAGTAGTACTGGAGTACACAACCAATGCCCAGATACTGAATGCCTGTCATACGATATCGACCAATAACGCTGCTCTACGCAGGGCGTTAAACAATAGTGCAGACCGTAAGATCTGGGACAAGTTTGCGGAATGCATTCAGAACCTGGATAAAAAGGAATACCCTCACACGCTACCCGGCAATCCCGAAATCCTAAAGAGAAAATACAGGAACTACAAAAAAGACGGCTACATGTCGCTTATTCACAAAGGATTCTGTAATGACAACAGCCGTGTTGTTACATTCGACATCGAGAGGCTTATCCTGAGCCTTTATATACAGAGTAACAACCCCTATGTTACCGAAGTATATGACAACTACATGCGTTTCCTAGCAGGTGATATAGATATCTATGATTATGAGACTGGAGAGATCTACGACCGCAATCAGTTCTATGAGAATGGACTCCCTATCACGCTCAGTGAGGCAACGATCAGAAATTATGTAAACCAGCCGACCAACCGTGCGATAGTGGATAAGTTCAGGATGGACAGTCTGACCTATCAAAGCGTCCATGAGCCCCACGTACATAGGCATCACGCGCGATTCTCGCTCAGTAAGATCAGTATGGATGACAGGGATCTTCCGCGCAAGATGACAGACGGAAAACGAGTAAAAGCATACTATGCATACGACGTTACCAGCGGATGTATTATAGGTGCTTCGTATAGCCGTAACAAGACAACAGAGCTATTTATCGACTGTCTACGGGATATGTTCAGGTTTCTGGACAGAAAAGGATTTGGAATGCCGATGCAGGCCGAGGTTGAGCATCACCTTGTCAACAACTACAAAGATGACATGATGAAAGCCGGCGTTTTGTTTCCTTTTGTACGATGGGCAAATGCCGGTAACTCACAGGAAAAATGGGCAGAAACTGGTAACCGTCTGAAAAAGTACGGTTATGAAAAGCGCTATCAGGATGGTATCGGTCGATGGTATGCGAAGAACAGGGCCAATAAAACCAAGGTTGAAAAAGTATTTGATGAAGCCAACGATACCTATAAAGAAAAAACATATACCTATGACAGGCTCGTTGCTGATGATATGGATATGGTTGAAAAATACAACAACGGCCTGCATCCAAATCAGAAGAAATACAAGGATATGACCCGTATGCAGGTGCTGGAAATGTGTGTCAATCAGAACCTGGCTAAGATCGACCGTCCGCTGTTAACGAAGTTTATCGGCGAGCCTGTAGACACCACGATCAGAAGAAACCAGTATGTACAGGTAAAATATGCGCAATACATTCTTCCATCGCCTGATATTATTGACAACCTGGCTCCCGGTAATTATAGCGTAAAAGCTTATTACCTTAAAAATGACCTCGGAGAGATTGAAGATGTTTATCTGTACCAGAATGAAGTTTTCCTATGCAAAGCGACCAAAATTGAAACTTTCAATGATGCAAATGCCGAATGGGAAGATGATGACAAGTTGGCTTACACCGACCAAATGAAATATATCAGCGGTTTCCGCAAGAAGATCAAGGAGGGAAAAGGTTCGCTTGGACGTATCCGGATGGTGGATTCGGCGATACCGGAGGATATCCCTGTAGAAGTTGTGACGGAAACAGCTATTAAGCCAAATCTAACATTTGAAGATATGGACTTTGAACTTCCGAACCCAGAACAGGACAGATTAAATGCGATCAATTCATTATAAAAACTTAAGAAATGATAACTACTGAATTAAAAAGGACAATTGCCCAGGCAATCATCGAAAATAGAAAAAACTTTACAAGCAACGCAAGACAGGCCGTGGCGCTTGGCATACATGACTCAATTCTTTCGAGAATTGTCAAAGGTGAGACTGAGCAGGTATTAAGTGATCCGAAGTGGATCGGTATCGCACGACGCCTAAATGTCCAGCTGGCTGGGAATATCGCTTGGACAACGGTCAAGACAAAAGTTTATACCCATGTATATACGCAGCTTGAATTCTGCCAGAATTATTCGCTCTCAGGAATATTATGTGACGTTGCCGGCATAGGCAAAACTTATGCAGCAATGGAATACTGCAAAGAGCACAAGAATGCTATCTACGTGGACTGTTCGCAGTACAAGAGCAAGCAGCGTTTTATCCGGTTTATCGCTAAAGAATTAGGGGTTGAACATACTGGCCGGTATGCCGATGTGTATGCGGACCTAGTGTTTTACATCAATACAATCGGGATAGTCTTGATCGTGCTGGATGAGGTAGCAGATCTGGAATACCCCGCTTTCCTAGAGCTCAAAGCCCTGTGGAATGCTACACCTTCCACCTGTGGATGGTATATGATGGGCGCTGACGGTCTCGCCGCAAAGATGGACCTGAACAGGGAGCATAAGAAAGTCGGATATGCGGAAATATTCGACCGTTTTGGGGCCAAATATCAGCGGGTTTCTCCACAAGGGTTACTTGACTTAACTGACTTCAAAAGGGAGCTTATCGCCCAGATCGGAAAGGCAAATGGTATCGGTGATGTACAGAAGTTATATGCCAAAACGGACGGAAGTCTACGCCGGATAGTGTATGAGGTGCAAAAGTTAAAGATCGCGTAAATGGAAAAAAAACAGGTCACAAGAAAGAAATCACCAAACTCCCTGCCAAGAGCGAAAAGTGCCAAAGAAATGCAGGATATGGTCTTTAAGACCTGGAAGTTTTCCGGAGAATGGGAAAAACTCCTTGGGAATCCTGAACCAAAAGGTTTATGGCTTATCTGGGGAGGAAGCTTTAACGGAAAGTCAACATATGTCATGCGCTTGTGCAAGTACCTTACAGGGTTTGGGAAAGTGCTCTTTGACGATCTGGAGGAAGGATGGTGCACAAATACACAGGCAGCCACACATGAGGCAGGGCTGGATGACGTCGGATCTCTATTCCACTTTCTGAATAAGGAGCCTATTCCAGTGCTTATCGAACGGTTAAAGAAACATAAAAGTGCAAAAATAGTGGTACTCAACAGCCTCCAGTATACAGAGCTGACCTTTAAAAGCTACCTGGATATGGAGAATATGTTTCCAAACAAACTTTTCATCATCATCAGTCACGCTGAAGGAAAAGAACCGGAGGGAAAAGTCGGTGTGAGACTTAAACACCATGCTTCGAAAAAGATCAGGATTGAAGGATTCCGCGCATTTGCACAAGTCCGCGGAAAGGGTAGCAATTATATGGATATCTGGAAAGAAGGTGCAGAGGAATATTGGAACGAATTAAAATAGACTTAAAAACATGAAAACAAAATTCAACATCATTTATGCGATCCGGTTTTTCTGCGGAAAACTAGAGACAGGGACGGTGGAAGTGAGCGCGTCACCTGACGCAAAAAAGGAAGATATCGAATTTGTAGCGATGTCTTTGGTGAAAAATCGGATAAGCCCGAAATCCAAAGAGCATTATCCATCCGCAAACGATATGTGGATTGAGAATGCACAAAAGATTGATTTAACAGTAACCCAAATAAGCTAACACCATGAAAACATTAGCCATACATCGCCCGAAACGGATCAGTCTTATCGAGCAGACCAGGATAATGAACGAGTCGCAGATTAACGAGATCTGCAATATCCTCGGATGGACCGAACTACAATACTGTGAGCATCAATTTGAGCAGTATGAGCAGTTTTTGAAACGTGTGCTACATGGAAGCAGTCAAAATTTTTTAAGCAAGATCAGACATTCCCCTGTGATGCGCGGCCTTTGGAACAATGAATGGATCCACCGCAATGAGGAATTTATACAGGGTGCCAGATATCAGCTTTTCTCGGGGATGGAAATAGATTCCCACGGTGAAGTTGTTACTGTACCACCTCCCGATCAGGCAACTTTCGCAAAAATCTATGATGATTACCATACGTTGCATAATGGGAAGCTACTGGCGGTAAATCATGAGTTTATCGTCAGGTTTGAACATGTATTGGATTTAATCTTTAAGCGATGAGAGACATCAACAAATTCACTAAGGCGGCGCTGATCCTGGTGGAAGCACAGAAGATGGTTGAGAACCTGATCGGCGCACCGATAGAATTGCAGTTCGAAATAAAACACGATAACGAGGAAACAACAGATGAATATGGAACCAAGGAAAATAAAGTTTAAGCTGAGCTGGGATGAACTTAAGGAATGGGGCGGTATCATGGAAAAGACTTTCAATCCCCAACATTACAAAAAGAGAGGACCTCATGAAATGATCACCGGCATGTTGCTCTCTAAGCTCAATGAAATGCTACGTATCAAGTGGGCGACGGTTCAGCAGGTCAACAAGATCGATATACCGACGGAACAGGGACTTGCATTTCTGATCCATATCGATAAGCTCAAAGCTATTGAATGGCCCTCTGAAACTAATCTTGCAATCAACAAAATAATTGGAATTATAGATCATAAAACAAAGTAAAAATGGAAAACACGAAAAAAGAACAGATGATGAACCTGAAAAATGCATTCACTTCGGTTGATGACAATGTTAACAAAATGGTTATGGCCGACGACGGCGAAAGGCTCCTTTTAGGACTTAACACCAAGGATCCAATTGGTTTCGCTGCACAATTGGCCATGCAAATGAGAGAAAATAAAGGTCTAGCAAATGTGATCACAATGGCCTGCCGTGCCTATGAAAAAAAAGAGTCTAAAAATCCTATTTCAGAGGATTCCAGACTAATTGCAATAGACAAATTGCTTGAAAAGCTTCCGGATTCAGCTACAGTGTTTTCAGTCGTGAGCTACAATGGTAAAACAATGGCGCATATTAAAGGTGAAACTATACAGATATCAGCGACACTATGCAGTATACAGGAAAGAGATACCAAGGCGGAGCATATATTGAATGTTGCTGTAGATGGCTTTAGATCCGCTAAGAGAGTAGGTTTTTTGGATGATTTGAGAAATAACAGAAAGGATAGCCATGTCAACTAACAACAATTCAAATGGAGGCACGATCGGCTTTCCCGCAATACTTGCTCTAGTATTTATCGTACTGAAGCTGATAGGAAAAATTACCTGGTCCTGGTGGTGGGTTTTATCACCGATATGGATTCCCGTAACATTGCTGATTTTGGGTTTTTTAATTTACTGGGCTGTTCGTGAGGTCCGCAGAAACAAATTGAGAAGATGACAGATGTATCAAAACTTTCAGCTGATCAGCGCAAAGCGCTTATGGCTGAGCTAGCTAAAGAAGAAAAGGCTGAAAAAGCTAAGCGGGCAAGAGAAAAGAAAAAATATGAAGAAAAGAAGAATGCTTCGATCGAGGAACTGATGGAAGAAGCCAGAGAGATATCTCTTACTGTTGCCCGCTTCAAAACAAAGGTGCATACCGTAATGGAAGGACACCGCGAATCTCTGAATCAATATGGCGGGATCAGGTCAAATAGTCAGGGCGGATTTACAATCAGTAATGCCAGCAATGATCTCCGGATTACCAGACGCCGGGATACTGATCCGTCGTGGGATGAACGTGCCAACAAGGCAGTTGAGCTTATTAAAGAGTTCTTGCTGTCTGAAGGGATCAAGAAAACTGCTGGGCGTATACACGGAATCCTGATGGGATTTATTGAGCGTAATCAGGATGGTGATCTTGAATATGCAAAAGTTATGGAGCTTTTGCAACACGAGGATACTTTTCAGGATCCACGCTGGGTTAAAGGTCTTGAGCTGATCAAAGAGGGCTATAGTATCACCTTCAAGAAGTTCGGTTATGAGTTTAAGGAGAAGAATAAAGCCGGAAAATGGGTTCGCTTAGAAATGAATTTTAGTAGTCTGTGATGAAAAAGATCCATTTCGAAGACAACGGTCAGGATTTCTTATGGTGGGAAATTGACCCAGATGGCGTGGTAGTAGGCTGTGGACCTTTTCAACAGAATATTTGGGTAGGTAGTACGGTAATCAACCATGTACGCCTAAGAGTTGGCGGTCCAGTGTACTTTATCAGTAATCAAGGTAAAAAATTGACATTAATTCATAAGGTTTTAAAAGTAGAAAATTAGTAGGATGAGTATTTATAGTGATATATCAAAAAGAATCGGATGGGACAAGGACACAAAAGTGTCCATCCCATCTTTGGATGAGGCTAAAGAGCTTCACAATGAAGTCATGGTAAACAAATCGATCGATGCGTATGAAAGCGTGTTCCGATATCACCGGTTTGCACCACTGCCGGATGGTGGAGAAGATGAAATCGCTATGCGATATATTCAGGATGCTTATCTTGAAGGAAGGAGTTTTTTCCAATGAAAGAAGATATTTCAAACTGCATTCTGGTCATCGTTTTTTGTCTAGTGTGCATAGGAACAATTTATTACGTTCAAAAAAAACAGCCAAAACAAACTATGTACAAAATTGAATTTGAAAAGAGAAAAGGCGAATATGTCACCGTCTGGGTAGGTAAAGATGGATTGATAAAAAAAGCGGATAAAGATCCAGCATACTGGAGCGAACGTGTTGTTATCAATCCCCATCTTTTGGGAACAGGAAAAGATATGGTCGTATATGGTTTATTGACCGATGCTATCGATAGGGAGTCTTATTTTGTCTTAAAAGTCGAAAAGGAGGAAATATAATGCACGCGAGTCATCAAGCAAGATTATTGGACGCTGGATTTACTATTTATTATGGTGGTAATGATGGTGCTCGTGGTTTGGTTATCAAAGTGAAGACCAAACAGAATCATAATTGGACAATTCACGAAAAGGGATTTAAATCCAAAGCCGAATTAAAACGCAGACTGATCGAACTTGACCAGAAAAAGGACTGGATCGATCTCTACGATTCCAAAAACACCTTAAAATAACTTTAGATATGAAAGATATAATGATCGACATTGAAACGATGGGTACAAAACCATATTCGGTAATCTTATCTATCGGTGCCGTAAAATTTGATATTAATACTGGTGATATCGGCGAACAGTTTTACAGAGTTATAGATGTAAAATCATCGAAGAAAGCTGGGCTAGTGTTCGATTTTGATACAGTCATGTGGTGGGCAAATCAACCAGATGATGTCCGTGATTCAATCTTGGAAGGCAAAAGCAGCCTTTTCCTAGTCCTATGTGATCTTATGATGTTCATCGGAACGGATAAGGCTACATTATGGTCAAATTCGCCGTCTTTCGATCTTTCCCTGATCAGGAATGCATGCGAGCGCGTAGACATTGAACCTATATGGCAATACTGGCAAGAACGGGACGTTAGGACAATTTCGGGTCTGAACCCTGAAGTGCGTAAAAATATGTCCCAAAATGGTATTCCCCATCATGCCATAAGTGACTGTATATATCAGGTCAAATACCTGGTCTCCACGTTATCAAAACTAAAGATCAATTCATAAACATTTAAACCGATGAAACAGGTTAGAAATATTGAAGAAATAGTCGGAAAGACTATTCTCTATGACAATGCTACGTTTAAAATTAGCAATTACAGTGTTGATGGTCTCATGATGACCATCAACACGGACAAAGGGCCAATGTCATTTTTGACAAGCCAACTGGCTACAGAATTGGCCAAAATGCAACTGGGTGAGCAGCAACTCATGCAGAGCACGACAGACTATGACATATTTGGTCATATCAATTCCAACAGGAAGATAGACAAAAGGCATGTTAAAACCTTGGTGAACCTGATCAGCAAAAATAACCTGCTGCACCTAAATCCCTTGATCGTGGATGGTTATAACCGTGTGGTAGACGGGCAGCACCGTCTTGAAGCTGCTAAATTGTTGAAAGTACCAGTGTATTTTATTAAAGATACAGGCGTCAACAAAACCGATATCGCTACCCTTAATTCAAACAAAAAGAACTGGTCGCTGATCGACTATATCAATTTTCATACTGAAGAAGGCAAGCCGGGTTTCAAAGCACTGCATAATTTCATGTCGTTGTATCCGATGCTCCCGGTAAGTTCTGCACTTAGTTTGCTCAGTACAGGCGGCCGGCACGATACAGCAGCTATACGTGAAGGATCGGTCGATGTAAACAATGCCGATCAGGCTGAAGAAATCGCGGAGTTTCTTAGCTGGCTACACCCGCACTATGATTCAGCTTATAGCGGATCCGTTGCTTCAGTGATCAGAAAGATGTTCAACGCTGATGGCTTTGATCAGGAATTATTCAAGAGCAAAATTCTGGGACAGCCCAGATCACTTGTCAAGTGTATTAACCGGAAACAGTACCTAGAAATGTTTCTGGAAATATACAATTACAAATTATCTCTCAATCGTTTAACCATCAAGTAAAATATCATGTTATTTTTTCAAGATTCAAAAATTAAAGCTGTTTCCGTCCATAGGGTCGGCAACAAGATCAGGGATGAATTCTATCAGCTGTCCGACAGTCCCCTGAATATTGATGAACAGGATAATGACACCCGTTTGTTGCTGATGAATTTTTTCTGTTCCCCATTTCCTCCTAATAGTATTGTTCATAGGCTTTATCATCCAAGTGAGACTTTGGAGTTGAATGAAGTTTTCCATTATGCCAGTGATTTTTTTGCAGGCGTAAGCAACTTCCAGGAAACTTCGGAGCTATTGACCAAACACCTGTATGATGTATGCAATCATCTTAAGATAAACAGCGGTGAGTTTTATACTGTCCATTTTGAAGGCGTGCAATTTGAAGGAGAAGAATGTGAGGCATTGGCAGTGTATAAGGCAGATAAGAAGGAATTGTATATCGAGGCAAGCCCTGATCAGGGTAATTACCGACTTAATATCGCAAGGGCAATGGGTCTGTATAATCTAGATAAGGCAGCCATTATTCTTAACTGTGAGAAAGATCAGGGTTATAAAGTGATCATTTCTGGAGGAACAAAGGATTTTGAGAGGGTCTATTGGCAGGACGAATTCCTTCAGGTGAAGTTGCGCAACGATTCCAATTTCCAGACCGAGGCTACGATCAGGATTTTTAAAACTTTTGTTGACGGATTGGATGAAGTCTTTGAGGTTGAAAAAATGGACAAGATCGATCTGCTAAATAAAGCGCAGGCATATTTCAAAGAAAATGACACTTTTTCTCAAGAAGATTTTGAAGAATTGGTCATTGGATCAGAACAGGCTATCGAGCTATTTAGAATATCCAAAGCGAATGCTGAAGAGCTACTGGATACTAAGATTCCAGATGATTTCCCGCTTTCCAATGCCGTAATTAAAAAAAGCAAGGCAGGTTTTAAAAATACGATCAAGCTTGATAAAAATTTCCAAATCAGTGTACATGGAAAACGGGAACTCATCGAGAGAGGCTTTGATGACAAAAAGGGTATGAATTACTACAAGGTGTATTTTGAAAATGAATCATAGGGATTACCGTCGGTTTTACGCGATGTGCAAGGCACTTGATAAAACAAAAGAAGAGGCCGTCTGCGAATTTACAGACGGCCGAACCGAGAGCTGCAGGGAACTTTCCGATGAGGAATTCGACCAGCTTTTTGCAAAACTTGTAACATTGCAGACAGCTGTTCAAAAAATCCCGGATGACTGGGAGCCCGCTCCTGGAGATGCGATGCGAAAAAAGATGTTCAGCATTGCCCGGGAAATGTACTTCCATAAATCAACTACTGAACTGAAAACAATCATTGACGATTTTTGCATAAAGCAAAAAAAGAAGCCATTGAACAGACTGGATGTGATCGAGCTCGGGCAGGTTCTGACGATATTCGAGACCAAAGTTAAACCTGATCATTTAAAAGCATTGAAACGATGAAACAAGTGTATAAATTAACCTCCCAAAAGATAGAAGGCTGTCTATATGTAACCTTTAGTCATGGCTTTTTAAATACAATTGAAATAGCTGTTAAATGTCCTTTAAACGAGGGGCAGTTCAGAGGTTTAATGATCAGTATCCCATATGTTGAGGAACAGATCGCTAGCAAAAGTAACCAGATCGGACTAACCTGTGATAAAATTGTTGAAATGGCCACAAATAAAAAAGTGGCCATGTTCTGCATGATGTACGAAAAATACAACAGGATCAAATACAAAGCTTCGCGGCAGGATGGCGGAAAGATCTCCAGCATAAAAATTACTGAAGAGATTTTAAAGCATTACTTTGAAAGCGAAAATTTTCTGTTCAAGGGCAAACATTCGATATCTAACCTCGTTCGTTACTACAATGAACTTTTACTGGAGATATCCAAAAAGGGTAAAGTTGGATTTCCAAACACCTGGTCAAAGGATTACGCCGATAAATTGAGCCCTGCTGATCTTTCGTTATACTGGAAGCACTTACGCAGTTTAGGACTGCAGCCAAAAAAAGATAGGTTAGGAAATACTGTAGACTGGGTAAAGAATTAAATACGGTAAACCGTAAATTCAATATGTAATATTTTATATCTTTAAGCAATTATTAATCGAAAAGCAAAATGAATCGAAGTAACAATCAATCATCTACCGGAAATAGTGGACAAAAACCCAATAAGGCAAAAGGATGTTTAATAATGGCTGCTATATTTTTTGGATTAGCATTTGTTGGCGGAATTACAAAAATGTGCTCTGGAAGTGACTCCAGTTCTAGTTCATCGGATTCGACAAGCACCGATACTACAACTGTTAATAAAGAGCTGAGTATCGGTCAAAGGTTAAAAGGTTCTTATAACTTAATCAGTATGGATCCAACCCCAATATCTAAAGATGCCAAAGACGCAACGGAAATTAATCTTAGATACGCATTATTAGCAAGTGTTTATAAAGACCTTGAAAAAGCTGAATCTGAAAAGGCAGATTCAATAACCACATTAGTTAAAAAAATAAAAAAGAGATTGCCAGTTTATCAAAGCAAAGAATTTCCAATATTAAGAAAAGCGTACGCTAAAATTTCAAATAGACTGATGTGGGAACATGATATTGAAGTTAGCATTAGGGGTAAAAACAGTTCTAAGTTAATGTTGGTAGGAGCCGCATTTGCAACGAATAAAAATATTAAAACAATTTCTGAAAGTATGAGAGAAATGGTTAATAGATTAAGATTTAAAGAGCTTCATTTTAAATGGTATTCACGTCAGGATGAATATACATATCTCACTTACGATACACCATCTGATGAAAGCCCAGTAAAGCCTATAGAAACAAATTAATGAGAAGCCTGAATGGAAACATTCAGGCTTCTTTCGTTATTCAATATTTTGTATCTTTGTATCAATGGCCAAACAACGACTGAAGGAACGCAATCAAGCTGTTAAAATCTATTTCGCTGAACTTTGTAAGAAACATCCCCAATGGCGCCTTGACGCGCTGGAAGATGAAGCTGCAAAGCGCTTTTTTATTGCTTCGCGTACAGTTAGAGCAATCCTGAAAGAGGAAGGCTGCTACGCTGTTAATTAAATTGTTTCCAGACTGTTGTATTTTATATAATTTTATTACGTAACTTTGTGCTATGGCGACACTTGACGAAATGAAAAAAATGAGTGCTAAGCTTCAGGAAGAATCCAGCAAACGAACCAGTAAGCTGTCTTCTGAAGAAAAAAAGCGACTTGAAGAAACAAGCCGCCATTTTTCGCGTAAATGTGAAATCCCGGAAGGTTCTCAAATTTCTTCCAAATAGATATCATATCTGTCTTCTATCTTTTCGACTCCCCTGACAATAAATTTCGTTTTTGATCTAAACAGGACTTCATATTCACTGGAGCTGCCGAACGTTTCCGAAAATGCCGATATTTCACCTACTGTCCGCCCGCTTTTGTGTGCGATATGAAATATCATTTTATCACCTCCTGAGAAACTATTTGCGATAGCATACTCTGTGGAGCTACTGGTAAACCCTCCATGCATGACCTCTTTACCTATATTATCAGCATACTGTTTAAAAATAGCCTCGTTGTATCTAACACCTCGAAATAGTATTTTCTGTTCACTGACAGGAAGCTTTTCAAGCGTCTTGTTCAGGATTCTTTCGTATGCACCAAAGTAATCCGTGGTTTTACCTGCAAATAATGTCTGGTTTAATTTACTATACCCAGAGCCGGTGTAATCGTGTAATGTGGCCAATTCCTCTGCCACCACATGCGGAAACTTATCCTCCAATTTTACTCTTTTAATATCATCAAATGCTTTTTCCCAGCCACTATTGCTCCGGAGCATTTCATAATCTTCCTGGTCAATAAATTTCTCCAGTCTCTTTTCGACATCTTTGGTGCTACCATTGCCGATCTGATAATAAGGATGATCGTTTTCAAAAATCTTTCCTGTGATCGCCGGATTTCCTCCAGTACCCGGTTTATTTTTGATATTTAGATCAACTCCTTCAGGAACCGAAACATCATCATCCGTCTGCTCGGTACCACAACGGCATCCATATTCCCAGGGCGGCAGATGCTTTACCCAAAAAGAATGATGGAAAGGCAGGACCAAGCCATCATAGGACATGTGCAGCGGCCGGGTTCTGGCGTCACCAACTGCAATATATCTGACGTTAGGATACAGGTGAACCCTGCTTTCATAATCTTTCCACTCCAGCGCGCTTTGCGCTTTGGCAATGGTCATGTCGAACTCGGTGTCCAGCCAGTGGCGATTGTAGAGTTCATTCAGTTTGATCGCCTCCGCTTTGAACTCTGCCCTTGTAGGTACCGAACCCGCCTTTTTATTTATAAGGTCGATCAGGGCCTCATGAAAATGATCCTCTTTGAATGCCGAGAATTTTGCGATATCTCCCTTCAGCAATTCGGCCAGATCACCGGATTCCAGGGTAATATTACCTTTATTCTTAAAAGCTTTTGTTATACCTGCAGAGAAAGTATCATTATAAAACCCCCATAACTTTTGGCGCGTCTGCAGATCGACATTCCGTTCATCGAAAATCTGGTCGATATATTTTTCGATCAACCTGCCCAAACTTTTTTCCTTTCCTTTGGTCAGCCTGACAACATTTGGGTTAACGGTGCAGCACTGGGTCCGGTAAAGCAGTTTGAGCAGGTTTATTGCTTTCCCTGCTCGGTCTCCTTTTCAATAGCTTGCTGTCCACCTGCAGCACGATCCGCCGGTACTGACTCTACCTCCATACCGTATACACGTTCTACATATTCTCTGGTCGGTATAAAACCATTTTTCATCAGTTCGCTATCAATCTTGATCTGACGGTCTACGTCCAATGTAGGAACAATATCTATGCAATATCCTTCGGGGATATCGTAGCCATTGGCGCGCATGGCCGGAACGAGCATATCATTCAGAAACGACAGCATGAGCTGATCATCGGCCATTGTCACCTGTTTTAGCGTTTCTTCGTGCACTTCACCCTGCGACCTGCTGCTCCCGCTATCGGTCGTCATTGTCTGGTGCAGCACCAATTTGGAAAGTTCCGCGTCAAGGGCTTTAATTTTCATATAGAAAACGTTGAAGGCATCGGATTTTGAATTCTCCTTGATCTCCACTTCCGTGCCCAGGGGAAACACACCATAGGATGAACTGCCCATTTCTTCCAGCCATCCGGCAACTTCATTTTTAACCTGCTCGCTACGACTGGCTATTTTAGCAATACGGATCGGTATCCCAAACAGTTCCTCAAATTCATCCCAGGAACCCCAGCTATGACGCTTTAGGATTGTATAAGGAACAGCCTTTTCCAGTAGGCCGATCTGGTTGTAAAATTCTGCTTCCAGTAAAACTTCCCTAAAATCTCCATAGGCAATACCCTTTTGGGAAAGATAGTCGCTGACGATCAGTCCGCGCTGTGGTACCACCAAGCCCCGTTCAATAAGTTCCACATCGTCAATCGTGCCTTTGTTCTCTGCATTGACCAAGATGACCGTTGTCCCCCGAAAGGTGCTTTCATGAGCATATTTGATACATTTGCGGAACCATGATTTTTTGTCGATAAATTTGCTACGTTCCACATCGTGTTTGCCATCGGGATCAAAGAAGCCATAATCTTTGTTGATGTTACGCAGTGTACGGTCTTCAGTGATCCCTGTCAGGTGACCGTCCAATAATGCATCATCGTAGGTCGCGTGCATGAGATAGGTCTGCGGATTGTCCACGGAATAAAAACAGGTGCGTGCACGCTGCCAGTCTGTGATTTCCTTTCGCCAGATCGAGCGTGTACGCTTGATGATATCGACCATCAGGTTGGTCGCTTTCTGTATATCTGCTTTGACGGCACTTGAAACGTTTTTGCCTGTCAATTTGGTTGATTTAGCCATTTTTAAAAATATTGTTTAGGGTTCTAGTGATCTTGCTCTTGATTTTATTGTTGAGGTAAGCTGAATTGCCGATAAACTGCCTTTTGGGCATGTGTCCCTTTCCTTCGTTATGCTGTTCAGCATATTCTTTGGAAGTCGAAAACTTCACTTCAGAAGCTGTCGCACGTGCCCGAAATGAATTTTTAAGTTTATTTCCCCCTGTCCTGTGGCCTGTTAAAATGGCCCGTCCATTTTGCTTCAGTCCGAATTTTGTAAGCGTTCCGATCGTGCCGACCTTATTGGTCCTGTACCTGGTCAGATCTTTTCCTTTTTTATCGACTGTCTTTCGGTCTTTCCATTTCTTAAAGCTTCGGTCGGTATAACCCTGATCCCTAAAGTTCTTCTTGATAAAATTGAGCCCTTCGGTCTCAATGATAGCCGGGAGATCGCGCTGCATAAATCCCCTTAGTTTGACAAATAGATTCATATTACCAGTGGTTAGGATAATTTTTATTGCTGCCAAGTTTCAAAAATGTCGCTTCTTTGTCCGGAACGCCATCGCCGTCGCTGTCCACAATCTTTGATGGTAGATCAAGTTTTATATCGCCTGATCCTGCTTTGTCCAGTAATGCTATTGCTTCATCGTAGCCGTCTTTGACGGTCTGGTTCATCACCCGACTGCGCCTGACGAAAATCTCATGGATCACGATTTTCTTCAGCAGCCGGACAACGATTTTTTTGCGGGCCTGTCCAATGGCAGAGAAAATGGTATCGGTATCATAGTATTGATAAAGGTAGTTTTCCATCAGTTCAACACTTTCATCGATGATGTCCTCAACAATACTATCCTCCGTGCCTGTGATCAGATTGACTATTTCTAAAGTGGAAACGGTCTTTAATTCTTCTTTGGTTATAAAACTCATTTAAATGCTTTTTAATTAATGTTTAAAAGGGTTCTGAATCTTGGTATAACGGGGAGCGGTCTTACGGTAGACCAGACAATTGAAAGTCATCCTATAAGCCATTATGCCGTCGATATCCGTGTCGATAGATCCCTCATCCATCTGCTGAAGCGGCCGGAAGGTTTCTCCTTCCAAAAACTGGATTTTATCTGCTATTTCATCGATCAGATCGATTTCCGTCATACCGTCATCCTGATCTGCTGTACCGAACAGCTGGTCTGCAAAACCGTCCAATGTATATAGGATGATCTCAATCGTTGCCAGCCCTTCCTGTCGCTGCTCGACCATTGTTTCCCAGGTGATACCGGTGATCCTGATCAGGCTTGAGGTATAGTACTGGGGATAATTACCCTTTCCAGGTCCGAACTGGTTCCGGTTGATATCTATGTATTCAATCCCTGCGATCGTACCGATCCGATCCCTTATCGACAGGTAGAGTTCTTTTTTTGGTGTCATAGTCTCCTGTTTTTCTTTTTGCCAATTTTTGGTTTGTTATTGTTGTTGGCTTCATCCTTAGAGAATCCAAAATATTGCTGAGCCAGTGTGATTGCACGCTCCAATGTATCGGCAGGGTCATCTCCAGTAGCCATCCCTTTTTCAAATGCCAGGAACCATTTCATAAATAGATCAAAATCCACTTTGGATCTTACCTTTAGTGACTCGTCCCAGAATAATATCTTCCTGAATAAAGCATTTAGGATACCGGCAGCAATTCGGTTATGCTTGTCACCTTCTTGATGTAGACCAATTGGAATATTTGGACAATCACAGTCCTCTGCAGATTGCAGAATGATGGGTGTATATACTGCCTGTTGTGCTGCCGTCGCATCAAAAAAACCTAGGGTATTGTATCCCATACGCAGATACTTTTTTACCCATTGCGACCTGACTTCCATTGCAGAGTTGATCTCGCATTTTTGACAAAACACTTCAAGGACAGTGAGCCTAATCCCTTTAACCCCCAATAGTACACCAGCCTTATAATCTCCAGTTCCTGTATAACTCAAGTCCCAGTGATCCAGAATAGCATCCCATTCTTCATGATCCGCCACTCGGGTATATTGAACCTGATCGGCTTTGAACAGCTTACCTTCATCTATGGGGTTGTTGAAGTCTTCACGTTGTGAGGTATAGAAATCATCATCATTCAAGATTCGTATGATATCCGCTTTGGTGTCACGTTCCGGAAAGGATGGTTCCCATTTGATCTTTTTATAATTCTCACGGGTAATATTTGCTGTAGCTAGATTCGTGACCGAATCATGATAATGTGGACTAGCTTTCCATTTTTCCTCGAAATAATCCAGCAGTCCTTCCTTGACGATATAATTGTTGTTGACGATCAAACGTCCTCTTTTTCGATGGAAGGCTTTTACTAGGTCACCAGTTACTTTCTTTCCATACTTCCGGATCATCTCCGGACGGGTTGCCCTGTCAATATCTTCACAGTCATCAAGAATGGCCAGATCTGGACGATGCGAGCCAAAGCGCAATCCCCTAAAAGGTTGATTTAACCCGAGAGCTTTGAAATGCCTTCCGTCGTTTGTTTCAAATTCACCGTCCGCCCAGTCTCCATAACTCATCTGCATACCAAAATCCTTGATGTACCGCTCATTTGATTCCATGTGAACTTGCAAATCTGATAATAGGATCTTACCAAACTTTTCATTCATCCCGATGATCAACCCAAAGAAGCATTCGTCATTTTCCTTTAGATGGGTGATATTTCCTACATTGGATTGAATGGACTTACCTGCTCCACGGAATTTCTTCCGCATCTGTTTGATGAAAGGATCATTGTACAGTTTGATATAATCCTCAATATGAAACCGGGGTGTCTTAGCATCAGCCAATGCAATGCTGCAACCGATACCAAAATAGTAGTCAAAAAATTTACCGTAGTTTTCAGGCAGCAGCAGATGTTTGATCCGCTCTTCCTGTTCCTCCGCCGTTTCCTTCACAATGTTCTGATAGGTCAGTTCCCTGATAAATTTGGATTTGGCCCTGTATTTTTCGAGGGCTATCTTGTATTCGCTCTGGGTCATAACAGTGTGTTCAAATATTCATCCTGCAGTTCGCGGATCTCCTTTAGGATTTCCAGTGCCCTTTCCCTTTTTTTAGCCTTGGATTTTGCCGTTCTGTCGAGCATAAAATCAATGAAGCCATCGAAAGCTTCCATCGTAAATACCGCTCTTTTTTTAGCGTCATCCATTTTCTCCCAGGCGGCCGCCAGTTTCGATATGTCGTCCGGTTTAAAGGGCATGGCCTTTCCGGATTTTATGGCAGCAACATTTTTTAGGATCATCGCCTTGATCTCATTAGGAGAAATGTTCTGCAGCTGTTTTTCCTCTTCCCAGCATTCGTCCTTTGCCCATTTGGCCAGCGTCTTTACCCCGACCTGTATGGTCTCCATCTCTGAAATGGACTGCAGGGAATATCCCCTGAGATACATTCCTTTCGCATCTGCCATCTTCCGGTCACGCTGTGCATTATTCATTCGGCCTTTTTTCTGTTCCAAAGGCTCTTCTGTTAGCTCTTTTCCCATTATTCAGTATAAGGTGCATTAATAATCAGGGTATTTTCCTCGGTAAAGCGTAGCTCTTTGACCTTCATCCGGTCGTATTCAAAATTCCTTTTTGCTTCGATCAGCATTTTTGTCGCATCCTCCCCGCTGAGTATATTGTTGATACCGACTCCCAACTCCGGGAACTGACGGTATTCACCTTTCTGTGCGATAAGGATATGTTTCTGGTGCTGCCTGTCGGAATTGCCGATCACAAGGTCCCCGCCCTGGATCAGGATATCGTCATCAATCAAAAAATCCTGCATTTTTATCTTTGTTTAGCACAAATCTCCACCAATTTAAGCAGGTGATAAAAAGCAGGATCAAGGATTGTAGGATACCTGTACAATGATTGTTAAAAGGCTTACAATCATTGATCGCCAATTTTTTTAACGTCCAAAATCGTGTCAATTTTGCTTCATCAACAAAGGAAAATGACACATAAATTCATTGTAAATACCAACGATGTCAATGCATACGGATACCGGGTCCTGACTGAAGGGATCGATTATGTCCAGTATATGAAAAATGCGGTAGTCTATTTTGGACATGACCGTTTTCTGAAAGATGAGCGGGGCAGCGAAGTAATTGGGCGATGTTTATCGCTATCCAAGGAAGGCGATAAACTGATTGCGGAGATCGAATTTGATATGCAAGACGATTTTGCAAAAAAGATCGCCGAGAAGGTCGAACGTGGTTACATCCGTATGGCCAGCATCTATGCGGATATTATTTCAACGAGTACCGAGCCTTCAGATTTATTGCCGGGACAGTCCTACGAAACGGTAACCAAATGCAAATTGATCGAGATTTCAATCGTCGATATCGGAGGTAACGACGGTGCGCTTAAGCTGAGCCGCAATGGATCTACTGTCCAACTTTCAAAACTAGAAATTCAAAATCCAAAAACTATGTCCTTTAAAACAATTGCAATTGCCCTGGGCCTGATCCCGGATGCAGATGAAAGCGCGATCCTCGCGGAGATCACCAAGGTGAAGCTCAGTAAAACGACCGCGGAAACGCAGCTTGAAACCCTGAAGAAAGAAGTAGAAACGGGCCAGATGCAGGATGCAACTGTATTGGTCGAAAAAGCTATCCAGTTAAACCTGATCCCTGAAGCCCTGAAAGACGCACAGCTATCTGCGTTCAAATCTGATTTCAATGGACAGAAAGTCACCCTGTCCCGACTTATCGCAGAAAAGGAAGGTGAAAACGGTGTTTCAAGCAAAGTAAAACTTGTCAAAGATTTCGTTTCAAACGGTAAAAACATCCCAGTTGCCGGAAGCGGGGAATATCAAAAAGGAGACTTTGTCAAGTTATCCAAGGAAAACCCGAATGAGCTGATCCGTCTGCGCAATGAAGAGCCGGAAGTATTCAAGGCCATGTATAAGGCTGAGTACAATGTGGAACCCAAATTATAATCTAATCCAACGAACAGAAATGAAAAACAAATTATCCTTAAAGGCAGTTTTTGCCAATCTTTTATTGGCCATGTTGATCGGTACGGCGTTATCGTTCGCGGGCTTTAATGCTGTAGCCTCCACTGCTGTTGTTTTTGGAGTGGGTACCGGACTGCAGTTTGTAAAACCGTTCGGAATCGGCGGTGCATTTATGGGACTTCAGACGGAAATCTGGGTTCCGGGTATCAAGGAAAACCCAGTGCCGGACACGAGCTTTGTAAGTGCCAGTACTGACCTGTCAGAATTCGTTGAAAACAATAAACTCCATTTAGCGGAAGCGGGTGTGGAACCTGGAGTGCACGAGGATTATTTTGAGGGGAACGACGATGATTTACCTTTTGCTACCATAGAAGATATCCCGGGTGAAGTTGTATTGAAAACATACAGTACTGAACAGACACGTCACCGACGTCTTCAGGAAGTGGAATTACAATACAATAGAAAAGCAAGCATTATCAATCGTCATAAAATCAGCCTTGGTAAAAATATCGGTAAACGCGCTGCCTTTGCCTGGTCGCCTACTGCTAATAACGCATTCAATAAGATATTGAAATTGGGGGCAAATGATAGTGTAATAGACGCTTTGATCGATATTCAGCTATTTTATGCACAGTTGGATAAAACAGATGGTTTAAACTTTTGTCTTGATCCGATCCACATGGCTAAGATCCGCAAGGAGAATGTGAAGCTTTATAAAGAAATCCTGGCCGAAAAAGGTCAGACCCCTTATGGTTTCAAAATTTATAGCTATACACAAAATCCGATCTATACAGATGCCGGGGTGAAAAAGCCTTTCGGAGCTGTTATGGATGAAACAGACAAACGGGCATCTTTCGCGTGGTGTACAGATGAAGTGTTCCGCTGTTTTGGTGATACAGAAATGTATGCGACACTTGGAGCCAGTGGCAGTCAGGCGGACACTATATCCTTTGCACAACGTGCACTGGTTGGAAATATCCGAGCCGCAGCACCTAAATATTTGGCAGCTTTTTATTAAAAATATTCGGCATTATGAAATCAATTAAAGAAAGAGCCGGTGATTACTTTAAAAGTAATCCCGGCACCGCCGAACTGTTCGGAACTAGCGATGGAACCTTATTTCTTCAAAAACAGCACGCAACTGCTCACGCTTCGACACTGGAAGAAAAAGAAGTGGAAACTTTTACCGAATCTTCTATTTCCACAGCAGCTGCTGAAGAAAAAACAGCGGATGCTGCAGGCGGATCCAAAACGGATAAAAAAGCTGACACCCAAAAGACAACAGCAGCTGCTGGGAAGAAAGCACCTGAAAAAAACACTAAAACTCCAGCGGCTAAAGAAAAGGATCAGTTAGTCACTGATACCGTAACAAAAGACGACGGCGGACAAAACACCAAAGACGTTCAGGAAAAAGCCGATGATCAGCCAGTAGTGGAGGTTCAGTCGGAAAATTCTGATCAGGAGCAAAAAGATGTTGAGAATACTCCAGCTGAAAAACCAGAAGAAGAAAACAAGGAACCAGATGCAGCTAACTAAAAATTTTAAACTCGAAGAGTTCGACTGTAAAGATGGGACACCGGTGCCAAAGCAATATTATGGCAATGTGACCAAGCTGGCCAAGAACCTTCAGGTCCTCCGGGATTATCTCGGAGTTCCTGTTACGGTCACCGGTTCGGGCTATCGCACTCCTTCCCACAATAAAGCGGTGGGCGGCGTTCCGCACTCCAAACACCTGACAGCTGAAGCCGGTGATATCAATGCAAAAGGTTACACGCCGAACCAATTGGCTGCTGTAATCGAAAAGTTGATCAAGGAAGGCAAAATGGTTCAGGGCGGCCTGGGAATCTATCCGGGATTCGTGCATTACGATATCCGGGGCACAAAGGCCAGATGGTAACAGCAATAAAAAAACAGATGATAAAATTTATTAAAAAATTGGTTGAAAAGATCAAGGCGATCTTTTCAACCCTTTCACCGGGTTATAAGAGGGCATTATCCATTGCGGTTACAGTGATCGATGTGATCTATCAGGCCGTGGATAATCCGGCAACGGATTTTCTGGTATCCCTGACCAGCAACAAAGTGGATGATGCAGCCGTAGCCTGGCTACGTGCGAGACTCCCTGATTTTCTCAAGCAGTTCAAGCTATTCGCAGAGGTGGCCGACCTGACTGATCCGCATGAGATCGTGCTGAAGGTTTCTGAGATATTGCAGGCTATGGACTGGGCAGACCGTAATGGTGAACGTCTGAAGCTCGCAACTGCACTGGCGATAGAAATTACCGCAGATGGGAAATTGGACTGGGCCGATGCTGTAAAAATCATTCAATCCATAAAAGATAAAAGCATTTAAGATGAATTTACCCAATATAAAATTTAATATCCAGAATGGCGGCCTGCTTCAGCAGCTGGTCACGAGCGATAAGATTATTGGTATCGTATTGACAGGTGTGTCCGTAGCGGACAATGTTCAGATCAATACGGCCTATCAGGCTTTTAGTCTTGTTGAGATCGAAAATTTAGGTATTACTGCAGCGGGTACCAATGCCTTTGCCTATAACTTTTTCTCACAGTTCTATAATGAAGCCGGACAGGGGGCTGAAATATGGTTTATGCTTGTCAGCGATGCGACGACATATACCAATATGCTCGACATCACCGGGCAGTATGCTCCCAAATTACTGGATGCTGCCGGCGGCGCCATCCGAGTACTGGGTGCACTCAAAAAGGCCGCGGCGGAACCTGTCATTACAGATGGATTAGACGGAGATGTGCATACTGCAGTAATAAAAGCACAGGCCCTGGCCGATACCTATACCGAGCGGTTTATGCCTATCCGGGTGATCATCTCCGGAAATAACTTTTCAGCTGTCGTCGCCGATCTGAAAAGCTACAAGACAACGGAAAACAACCGTGTCGTGATCCTGATCGCAAATAATGATGGCAGCAAAGAGGCTTCCGTAGGTCTGGCGCTCGGGCGGCTGGCCAGGACTCCTGTACAGCGCAATATCGGACGCGTTGCCGATGGGCCAATAGAAAGCCTTACAGCTTATTTTACCAATGGCGCAAAGGTTGAAACGCTTCAGACTTCCTGGGATGCAATCCACAATAAGGGTTATGTATTCCTGCGTTCGTTTGTTGGTAAGAGCGGCTATTTCTTCACGGATGATGTTACCCTGACCAAGGATACCGATGATTTCAACTCCCTGGCGCGGGGTCTGGTAATGGATAAAGCTATCATTATTGCCTATGCAACGCTAGTTGAAAATCTATTGGATGAAATCAACGTGACACCACTTGGTAAAATTCATCCGGCAATCATCAAATCCTGGCAGGGACAGATGGAAAACGCACTTTCAGCAATGACAGCTGCCGGCAATATTTCGGGGCAGGAATGTTTCATCGATGAAAATCAAAGCATCCTGAGCACAGGTGTCATGCAGGTTACCATCCGGATACAGCCGGTGGGATATGCCAAACAGGTGGAAGTCAACATCGGTTTTACGACAACCCTAAACAATCAATAGTATGGATTTTTCAAGCAAGCAATATTCATGGAGCGATATCAGCATCGCTCTGGGCGGTAGGATCCTCGAAGGGATCACCGAAGTGGAATACACAAAAAAGAGGGAAAAGGAAGCCATTTATGGCCGTGGATCAAATCCGCATTCTATCGGATCGGGAAACAATAGCTATGAGGGAAAGATCTCCATCTGGCAAAGTGAGCTGGAAGCAATGATCCAGTCCGCTCCAAATAAGGATGTTCTTTCATTATCCTTTGACCTGGTTGTTTCTTATGTTCCGGCATCAGAAACCCCGACAGTGACGGACATCCTTAAAAATGTCGAATTCACTGAATTTAAAAAATCAATGCGCCAGGGAGATAAAAACATGATCGTTGAGCTCCCTATCATCTTCACAGAAGTCAAATTACAACAATAACGCAAAACAAAAATGAAAGCTACAGACAAGCAGATCCAGGAATGGAAATCCAAACATGGTGGAGTTTATATGATTCCGGTAGATGACAAGGTCATTTACTTACGGGAGCCGAATATCACGGACTGGAAAAGAGCATTTACCGCGATGCAAAAAAATGGTGAAATCGGTTTCACCGAGGAAATGGTCAGTGCCTTATGGCTGGACGGCGATGCAGAGGTTAAAACTGATGACCGTTATTTCGTTCCCCTTGTCAAGGAAATGCCAACATTTTTCAATTATGATGATGCTATCGTGATCAAGGAAGGCAGCAATTACCTGATCACTATCGGGGAGGCTACCTGTAAGATCAGGATCATCACACGGGATGACCTTAAAATTGCCGAACGTAAAAACCCATCAGGAAAACCGTTTGTGACACAGGAAAATCTGTTTGATATGGTTGTGATCGAAAAAGATGACGCTTTTGCCGACCGGAACAATGCAGAGCTCCGTTTTCCATTGTACAAAGCAATCGAAGATCTGCAGAAGCAAAAAATTGCGAGCATAAAAAAGCTTTAGCCGACGCGGTGATCGACACCGAAGATCCGGAAGCCTATGAATATGGTGATCTGGATTATCGCATCGCGGACGCCTACCTCAGGTATTACCTACATATTCAAAACCCCGAAAAGCTGTCAGATGAAGAATGGGCAGATCGTTTGCTCGATCTGCACTTCATCCGTCAGGCTGAAAAAAGAGCATCACAGAGTTAACGGATGAACGGATACGACTTTATAATCAGGTTACGAGACCACGCTACAACAGGCATCACAAGTATTGCCAGGGCTGCGGGCGTAGCTATGAACAGGCTTTGGGGTATGAGCCGCGGAATCCGTCGTGTCGACGATGATAGCCGGGCGCTGGGCGGAACTTTGGGGAAACTCAAGGGATTCCTTTTGGCCGCGTTTACGACCGCTGCCATTATGGGCTTTGCAAACAAGGTCATGGAAGCCCGTGCCGAATATGAAAAGTTTCAGGCCGTGATGGCCAACAGTTTCCAGTCCCAGGATGTGGGCAATGGAGCAATGGCACTGCTGACCAAGTTCGCGGCTGATACCCCTTACCAGCTCAATGAACTGACAGGGGGCTTTATTAAGCTGATCAACCGGGGTATTTATCCGACGAAAACGGAACTGACCGAATTGGGGGATCTGGCCAGTTCGCAGGGAAAAGGGTTCGACCAGTTAGTGGAAGCCATACTGGATGCGCAGACAGGGGAATTTGAGCGTCTGAAGGAATTTGGTATAAAGGCCAGTAAAGCCGGGGACCAGGTTTCGCTTTCTTTCAAGGGGGTGACCAAAACCGTCAAGAATAACGAGCAGGCCATCAAGAACGCAATCCTTGAATATGGTAATATGGCCGGGGTTGCCGGTTCGATGGATGTTATTTCAAAAACTTTGGGCGGAAGGCTCTCTAATCTGGAAGATCAGTGGTGGGGTTTTCTTGTCGCTGTGGGCGGGGAATCAAATGAGGTGTTCGGATCGGTTCTCGACCTGCTCACTTCTGGCCTTGGTTTTCTTCAGGAAAACCTTCCGGTCATTTCCAGATGGTTCAATATCCTATGGACCTATATACAGCCTGTAGGATCAGCCCTGGAAACATTGATCCGGAATATATTCGGTTTTAAGAGTGCAGGTGATGCACTCGATAGTTTTGGGAAGATCATGCGAGGAGTACTGCTCTTTATCGACGTGTTTACCACTGGCCTGATCACAGTTATCAATTGGCTCAGTCCTTTTGGCAAAGAGATCGCAACGGTAGCAATTGCATGGGGTGTGCTCAATGCGGTATTCGCTCTTTCTCCGATCGGGTGGGTTGTGATCGGCTTGGTTGCTCTGATCAGCGCGATCGGCCTGGTCACTAACTACACGGATGGCTGGGCTGATTCCTGGGAAGCCTTAAAAGTGATGTTTCAACTTTCCTGGGAGCAGATCAAGGCTGACTTTATGCATGGGATCAATAATTTCAAGCTTGGTTTTCAGCTCATGTACCTATCGGCCAAAGACACGGCACAGCAGATTATCGGAACATTTACCAAAGTCGGTGATGCAATAACGTTGGCTCTTCAGGGCGACTTTTCCGGGGCTTTCAAAAAGATAGGTGAAAAGGTAAAAACAGATGCTGCTGCAGAGATAGAAAGGGTCGCAGGTCAGGGGTACAAAAATGAAAAGATGTACCTAGCACAGACAGAACAGCGGAAAAAAGATTTTGAGCTGGCAAAAAGAGACTTTGGTATTACGATCGATAAGACTGGACTTTCACACGATTTCGCAAAGCTCAAAGAAAGTCTGAAAGTTGGCAAAGCAAAGGATACCGGTTCGCTCGCTTATGACGATTTCATCAAAAATGGCAGCAAGCTCGGTCCCGGAAAGGACGGGTCAGACAAAGATGGATCCGGAAAGTCCAAAAAAGGAAGTGACGGCATTGTTGGTGGAGGTTCAAAATTGACCAATATTACGATCAATGTGGCTAAAATGCAGGATCAGATTGTGATAAATACCGTAAATACGGGAGAAGGAGCCAATAAAATGCGGTCGATAATTGAAGAAGAACTAAACAGATTGATCGGGTCAGTATCAGCAATGCAGACAACATGATAAACAGAGCAACGAACACATTTTCTATACGTGAACTGACCGCTATGGCACACTTAGGCTACATCGGTGCAGCCTTTCCTGAATTTGGGGGATCGATCAGTAAACAGGTAGCAGCATTTTCCCGGTTCAATATCTTTAACGTAAATGAATCACAGTCATTGGGAAAACCCTATTTTATGACTTTGACAGTGCAGGCCGGAAAAGAAATCACTGAATTTCCAAATGAACCGTTAGTGACCATTTATTCGCAAAAAACGATTGTGGAAACGCCTACGGTGGGTGAAGAGCGTAAAGGAACAGTGAAGGAATATATCAGTACTGAAGATTATCAGATCGACATCAAAGGAATTATCATGGGGACAGGAGCCTATCCGGCTGAAGAAGTAAAATCATTGAATGAGCTCTACAATAAAAACGAAGCCCTAGATGTGATAGGAAACCTGTTCTTTGATTTATTTAACATTCAGCGTATCGTTCTGACCAGTATCAAATTTGATGACATGATGGGTCAACAGGAATTGCAGAAATATACCATCACTGCTGTCAGTGATCAGGATTTCTTTGCGGAACTCAATGAAAGAAACAACTTCTTAAAAGGTTAGGCATGTTTATACTGGGAGGTACATTTGAAATCGGATCGTTTAAGTTTTCAGCGATCAATGAGATTGAGATCATCAAATCTGTAGATGATATTTCCGACACTGCAGTAATCAAAATGCCGTCAAAATTTTTGGTAAAACAGAACGGCGGACTGAAGTATACGGAAGAAGTCATCAAAAAGGGTGATCCGGTTAAAATCACATTGGCCTATAAAGGAAAGTTTGAAAAAGTAGAATTCGAGGGGTACGTTGACCGGATCAAAGCCGGGGTACCTATGGAAATACATTGTGTGGATGCGACTTGGTTATTGCGTAGAAAGGAATGTAAGTTCAGCAAATCAAAAACTTCACTGAAGGAAGTTCTTCAGCATATCGTTGAAGGTACAGATTTGAAGTTGGCTACTAATATTCCTGACCTTCCTCTTGAGAAATATCTTTTAAAAAATAAGAACGGTCTGCAAGCTCTTTACCAGATAAAGGAGGAAACGTCAATGAGCATTTATTTAAACGATGCCGGTGAACTGTATTGTGGCCTTCAGCAGCTCAATAACATCGGGCAGATTGTAAAATACGATCTGAATTACAATCTGGTCGAAAACAACTTGGAATTTCGCACTGCAGACGATAAAAAAATCAAGGTGGTCTATGAATCGACTACAAAGGACAACAAAAAGCTGAAGGTGGAACTGGGTGATGACGGCGGTGAAAAGATTGAAGTAAAAACCAAAACTATCACTGATCAGGCCACACTGGAGCGAATGGCAAAAACACATCTGGAGCGTGCAAAATATGACGGTTATGATGGCGATGTCACCAGTTTTTTAATTCCATATGCAACCCGGGGCATGGCCGCAGAGATCATCGACAAAAAGCATGTTAACCGCCAGGGCAAATATTTCATAAAAAAAGTAGTGACCACTTTTGGAACAGGTGGTGCTCGCAGAAAGGTAAGTATCAGCAATAAATTATGAGTTTAAGGGAGGCATTGAAAAACGCTACGCGCCAGGATACCGATACCACGATCATGACCGTGGTATCAGTAGATCGTACAAATGGAACCTGCGTCTGCAACGACGGTGAGCTAGAACATACCGATGTAAGGTTATCTGCTATCATTGATGATAAGAAGCAAAAAATGTATGTCGTGCCTTCCGTCGGATCCACTGTCCTGGTCACTCCCATTGAAGAGGATTATACACTCCAGTTTGTAAGTGCTGTCAGTGAGGTATCGGAATTATATGTCTGTATTGAAAGCGTTGTTTTTGATATGGATAAAAACGGATTTTTATTGAAAAAAGAAAATGAATCGCTCCGGTCTTTGATGCTCGATCTTTTATCTGCTATCAAGGCAATGAAATTTACAACCAACATGGGACCGACCATTGCGCTGATCAACAAACCGGAATTTATTGCAATTGAAAACAGGTTTAAATCATTTTTAAAGGCAGATTAAATGGCACTCAGTAAAACAAGACTAAAAAACAGAATTATTGAAGCTTTCCGGTATGAGCAGACGGAAGAGCAGGATCATGAAGCGGCTCTGGATCGGATAGCAGATAAACTGGCCAGTTGCCTGATCGATGAGATCAAAGAACTGAAGATGAATTATACTGGAGGTTTAACAGCTTCTAATGTGCCAGTAACCGGCACTATCAACGCTACGATAACTTAAATATGGAAGAATTACTAAAATCGATTGCTCCAGAACTCATGACTGCAACTGCCGGCGCGTTCATTGGCTGGTTTTTCCAGCGCAGAAAACAGAATGCAGATCTACGTGCCAGTGAAATTGAAAACGCAGAGAAAGCCCTTCAGTATTACAGAATCATGGTAGGTGATTTGGGGGAACAACTCACTGAAGCAATAACGGAGCTCAGAGCCACAAAGCTTACCGTTAAGGACCTGGAGGAACGGGTTGAGGGATTGACCAATGAGCTCAAAAAGTATAAACAATTAAATGGAAAGGTACTATAATGGCTTTTTATCCAGCATTACATAATCAGTCTGTTTTAGATTTTGTACTTCAGCATACCGGAAGTATATCCGGTGCTGTAGCATTTTCGGTGGTAAACGGGATTTCAATTACTGACGATCTGGTGATTGGCCAGACCTATTTTATTCCTGAAGAAATTGATACCGATACTGATATCTCAGATTATTATGACCGAAATGACTATGTGCCTGCAGGAGGTGTCGAATTTACAGTGGAACCTGAATTCGTTATTGGTAGAATGGTTATTGAACAAAGTTTTATAGTAAAAGAAAATGGCTAGAACTATTTCACAGATAAAAGATGAGATAAAAACAGCGGTTCAGGCACGTTCTGAATTAGCTGATCTTACATCTACGAGCAAATCAGCTGTTTGGCTTGCAATGAGCTATGCGATCGCGTTTATCGTTTTTACAGTTGAATCGCTGTTTGACCTGCATAAATCCGAAGTTGAAAACACCCTTTCATTACTGAAGCCGCACACACAACGCTGGTACCGGGAGAAGGCTAAAGCTTTTCAGTACGGTTATTCACTGATTACAGAATCTGATCTGTATGATAACAATGGCCTGACTGATCAGCAGATCGATGAGTCCAAAATAATAAAATACTGTGCCGTAAATGAAGCGGTAGACGAAAGCAGGCTTATTGTCAAAATTGCTACAGCAAGCAGTAGTGGTGATCTGGAGCCGATTGGACCAACAGAGCTGATTGCCTTTAAATCTTACATGAATGAAGTCAAAGATGCCGGTCTGACAATAACGATTACAAATTATCTTCCGGATATATTGTTCCTGGACATGATCATATTTTATGATCCATTAATATTTAACCAGTCCGGTGAGACGTTGCTTGGAGGAACAAAACCTGTTGAAATTGCGATAGATCAATTCTTAAGACAATTACCTTTTAACGGCGTATTACAGCTGAACTTATTGGCTGAAGCATTACGATCAATTGAAGGAGTTGAAATTCCCCATATCGTAGAAGCATCCAGTTGCTGGATAAACCCTTCAATAGGTGGTTATGGGGAACCGGTCAGTATTGAGGTCTATAAAATTCCGGAATCAGGTTATTTCAAGGTCAATGATTTTTCAGATATAAAATATCAGGCGTATGAAAAAGGTATATGATGTGGATTTAAAAAAGTTGGTGGTTATGCTTTTACCATCTTTTATGAGGACTGAAAAACTGATAGCATTCATTTGGTGCCTGATCGTTGGTATCCGGACGGTACACTTCAAACTGTTGGCCCTGTGGTATGATACTGACAAGGAAATGGAAGTAACCCCGCAGGTTTTTAGCCTCAGAAAATTGCTGAATGATTATTTCGACTCCGTCAATAGGTCGATCAGGATTGAAGACACAGCGCTCAGTGATCGTACTTACATTTTTACTGAAGGTGAAAATCAGCCTCTATATCTGGACGATGACGAACAGGTATTTATCTACACCGATGCTGAACTGGCCGCCGCGAAAGGTTTTGTGGTGATCGTCCCAGAATCCTTGAATAATACAGCCGAAACAGCCCGGTTAAAAGCAATGCTAAACAAATATAAATTGGCAGGAACAAAATATATAATACGATATGAATAAGATTAATTTTGATAATACAGGCGGTTTTCCGTTGAAAGCTCCAACGTTGGATTTTATGCAGGATGCCTATAGCAGTCTGTCCTCGTTGGCAGGCCTAGGCGGTCAAAACTACATATTGAGCGGTTGCGATATTGCAGGTGGTAATGTATCAGATGGGACGATTGTGATAAACGGTGAGGTGCTGCCATTTGTCGGTGGGGCCAAATTAGCACGCGTAATTATTGAGGAAACCAGTAGCGAAGCAACTTTTAAGGATGGTACCAGTAAGCCCGTATACTACACGCGAGTGGCTAAAATGGCAGCTGCCGGCGGAGTGATGGATTTTGATTCGTTGAAACGAGTTTCAAACCTTTTGGCCATTGCTGATCGTATCAAGGATCAGGAGGTTGTCAAGTGGATAGCATCATCTACGGGATCAGGAATGTCGATTACAGAACAAAGCTGCTGGATGTTTAAGCAAGGCAGGTTTGTCGTTTTAAAAGGGTCTGTAGAGATCGTAAATACCGTTTCCTCTGGAGTTACGGGATTCTCACTAACTGGAATCCCAAATCTTGGAAATACAGGTGAACGATCATATGGGAACGTTGTCCGTCGAAACCTGGATGCCCTGAATATCTCTATCGTCGAAGTGTGTTACAAATTGCCGGAAACCAATGCGATCGCATTTCAGGTTAATTTTTCAGCCAATACAGGAGCTATTTTAGATTTCAATTTAATGATCTTTTTACCAGAATAACATGAAACAACCTATATCAAAATTAAAAGAATGGTTTGGGCCTTTTAAGATGCCTACAGCTAACCAATTCGGGGACTGGATAGACAGCTACTTTCATAAGGATTCAAAGATTCCCGCATCGAATGTGGAAGGCTGGTCGGATGATTCGGCCGTTGAACTTGAAGGTAATGTATTGCCTCAATTGGCAGATAAAAATAAATATGTTGAAGTATACGGGGGTGCAAACGGACGTACATTAACATATCTTAATACTCCTATATATATACAAGCTAATCATAAGGCAATATTGTTTTGGTCAGCTGCTGAACAAATATGGAAATTGCAGGATGAGATTGCAATTCCCGAAAACCCTACAAAAACAAAAAATTGGGAAGTAGGAAGTTACGAAAAAGACATTACTGCTGTTAGAACTGGTATACCATATCGTGCTATAGTGGAATCCACAAGCGAAGAACCTCGAACAGGTACAGACTGGGAGGCAATAGTTCCGTCGAAACGACTTGTTGAAAATTTCATAGGCGTCAATAATTTGTTAAAAAACGCCAGTTTTGAATCAGGATTGCGATCATGGGTGAAAAACGACGAAGCTGGGGGGACTATTGTTATGGACAATGGCCAGATGGTGGTCAAGAATACTGGGATGGTTAACTTTGCATTGACGCAACAACAGATACAGGCCTTCAGTGTTGATGATATTGTACACTTTTCCGCTAAGGTCAAGAAAAAGAGTATTGGCGATGTAGTAATACAGGTTAATCTCTATAATGTATCCGATAAAAAATACTTCAACATCACCAGTGATGAGTGGATGGTGATTCGCGGCACTTTGAAAATTCATACGAGTGCAATTTCTACTCTAGCACTGGCTATTCAGGATGCAGGAGGAGAGGTCATGGTAGATGACATAGCAATTTATACTCTGGTTGAAAATTCGATAGAGAAGAGTGCTGTCGTTGGCCATAAACTGGCAAATGAATCTGCTATTCAGGTAGGTTATAGTGAGCTTTTAACGAATAATACTTTCAAAGAGGGATTATTTGGATGGTACAAAAATGAAGAGATCTTTGATCTTAACATAACAGACGGACATATGCATGCCGTCACACATGCGAATAACAATGTTGGAATTCTAAAAAATGGCATTAAAGTAGACGGCGCTGGACAATATGCTATTGAAGTAAATGTAAAAAGGATTAGCTCCAATGACTTTAGTTTTAGTGTTGGTACATACGCGCCTAATTACATTCAATCGCAGGTTTTGTCAGATTCTATAGACTGGCAGGTATTACGCGCCACGATTGAGCTTATGGCTACTGATATAAAATCCGATGGTACAGTCGATTTTATGTTACAGTTGACAAGTAATGTCGAAATATTGGTAGAATCTGTACGATTTTATAAAGTACAAGCAAGTTCTGTGCTGGATCGTCTTAATAACTTGGAATACAAGTCGCCCTCTGCATCTTGGATGCCTGCAAAATCTAGTATTATTAGCCCTTTTTTAGCGCAATTAAAGCCTTTTTTCGACAAATGCATCTCACAAGATTCTGATGTAACATTGGTTCAAATAGGTGATAGTATTTCGACAGACTTAAACTGGACAAAGAAACGCTCGGATGCAAAAGAAAGACCTCCGTTTTGCGACGAATATAACGTCAATAGCTTTCTAGAAGAAAAGCTTAGATGGAAAGAACAAAGATATCGTCGTCATGACTATCCTGCGATATTCGCAGAAATAAAAGGAGGTGGCGCATCTCAAATAAAATCTATAGATCCAAACTGGGGCTTTGTCGGAGATGCCTATTATTTGCCTTCAACTCGTGTTATCGACGGAGGAACAAACGCAGGGGTGTCATTTGACACTATTGCCATGACCCAACGGATAGCTCTTATAGTTCACACGGATAAGGCTTGGGCCAATAGCACACAGATTACTATTTCTGCGGGTAATGGAAAAGCTTTAGTAAAAAATAATGCAGGCAATTGGGTTGAGGCTAATGGAGCTATATTGAATCTTAAAGAAGAAAACACAAGCGCTACATTAGGGTTTAATACCGACAATGCTCAAAAAAGGATCGATCTAAAAATCATCTCAAATGTGAGTTCACCTGCTACTATCACGGTTAAGAATATCGGTAGTGGACGGTTTGCATATTGGGGTATTGAATATAGTCCTAAACCTCAATTATTCCGATATATATGTGCATCTAAAGGCAGTCATCCAATATTAGAACTTGAAAGATATGAAAGCTGGATGGTAGATGGCTTTAACCCCGATCTGGTGCTGTGGCAGTGCCCGATCTTGAATGAAGGTATAGGTCAGGAGTTTCGAGCTTATAATACTGCTGCTTTTGTGAAGCGGTTCACAGATAAACTGGCACGGCTACAGGCTAAAAACTATCTTGTATTTCCTTATATCTTATTGGGTGCTGTATATTCAAAATTCATAAACAACGATGGTTCGTTTATGTACGGATTCTCAACAGATGACAATAAGGAGTATACTGCATTTCAGGAAGCTGCGAAATTAAACAAAGCTCTCGCAGATGCTAACAGTGGTCTATCTCTTAACCTGTTCGATAGAATAACCGAAATCGGGTTAGAAAAATCAAAAGTTGAAGGTCGGAATATTTTCAAAGCAGCATTGTTGGGAAGCGGAAAAGAGGGTAACACTTTTACTATAGATAGTATACATCTAAATCGAACAGGCAATGAAGTTGTATGGCGGATGCTGGAAACGTATTTTAATTTTTAAATATGAATTAAAACGGTTTAAAAACAAAAAAATGAATGATTAGATCATTCATAAAATCGCAAAATTAAAATCGCATAATCCCGAAGTGCTATTTTTTTTGAATTTTATCAAAACCAGTTGTACCAAAAATAAAACCCCTTTAAACAAAATTTAAAGGGGTTTTATTTTTAAAACATTCAAAACAATTTCTACTCCAGCAATTCGGTCGTAAACTTCTTTGTAGTCACATTCACTTTTCATTGCTGCGTCTCGTGCTTCTTCAAGTGTGTCAAACGACTCCTTTAAATCAAATAAGCCGCCCGAAGGATAATATTTGTCGTAAACAAATAATAAATACCTCTTGTCCATATTTTTAAATTTTCTATTGATTTATATATCAAAAATAATATTTTTTTGAACACATTTCGTTTTCAAAAAATTGACATTTCGTTTTTGCGTTTATAGATAATTTGACTTTATAGGGGCTTCCTTCGCCTGTTGTGCAGTGCTAACATAGGGCAATAAGCTCGCCGCTAGGATTAAGTAGTACTTATGCATTAATAATATAGATAATTGTATAATAATGGTTCTGAACGTAAAAATATCTATTATTAGGTTCTTTTGCGAATGATTCGTGTAATAATCCTATGATGGATAGAAGTTTTCATTGAAATTGACCAGAAAAAGTTCCTTTGTTGCTCGGGTAACCCCAGTGTATAACCATCTTAAAAATTCAAGATCCAACATATCATCGTTTATATAGCCCTGGTCAACAAACACGATTGGCCATTGACCGCCTTGTGCTTTATGGCAGGTAATTGCAAATGCAAATTTAATCTGAAGCGCATTATAATAAGGGTCTTTTTTGATTGCTTCGAGCCTGTCCTTCTTATCCATGATATCGGCATAATCCAAGGCAATCTCTTCGTAGAGAGCTTTTTGGCTTTCATAGGGCAGATTGGGGCCGTCTGTATAGAGGCTATCTAAGATAACGCGGCAGGTGATGGGTTCTATTTCGTCAATGTCTACAAATTCAAGTGTGACATCTGCAAATCGAAATCCATGCTGATCGTGGATGTTACTTACTTTTCGTACTTTGGCCATATCGCCATTTGCAATAAATCCATCGCCCATGTTGTTTTCCTGTAACCAGAAGTAGTTGTTTTTTACAACCATAATATAATCTCCGCCCGTCAGTTCCTCGTCCCGGAACAAAATTCGGTTCCTTATATTTTGGTTGTATAAATTTGCAGATCGATTTGAACGGCAGATAATCATGGTATTTTCGAGTCCATATTTGTCATATGCATAGTTTATACCTTCGATTAACCGTTCACCTGTCATTCTGTAAAGATCTTTAAATCCTTTTGTTATGAATTTTGGAAAAGGGGAGTCGTCTTGATCTTCTTCTGCCGAGGTTATCTCTTCGCGTATTTTGGTTGCATTGTACAATATACCGGAGTCTTTGGATTGGCGGACAACCGTGGTTAGCTCAAAAGGATAAACGCAAAGATGAAATTCACTTTCGAGATAGCTTGGGTTTAAGGCAGGACTATCCAGGAGTCCTACAGGAGGTAATTGAGCCGTATCTCCAACAAATAATAGGGTACAGTTCTTCCCCGATTGTACATAACGGATCAAGTCGTCCAACAGGCTTGCCGAAAATGCATTCACAGGTGCGTTGGATATCATTGAAGCTTCATCGATGATAAATAAAGTGTCTTCGTGCAGGTTCTCCGCCAAGGTGAAATCCAGCTGAAATGATACAGCAGATTTTTTTCGGTATATTTTTTTGTGTATTGTCAGTGCTTTGCGACCAGAATAATAGGTGATCACTTTTGCCGCCCTGCCTGTTGGCGCCAGCAGAACAGCCTTTTTCCGTAATGCAGGCAGCACTTTAACCAGCGCCGAAATTAATGTTGTTTTTCCCGTACCAGCGTATCCTTTAAGTACAAAGCAGGATTGCTTGTCAAAAGCGAGAAGAAATTCTTGCAATAATTCGAAAGCCTCCAACTGCTGTTCGGTGGCTTGCCATGGGAATTGCTGTATTAACAGATTTTTGATGAACACCCTCAAAGTTATTTAAAAGGTTTGTCTTATCCTCTAGAAAAAGCTATTTTTGCTCTAAGAAGTTTTAATTTTTACAATTCAGCGA